GCGATTGAAGATAACTTGTATGACTCTTTGTCAGCACGTTATACCAAGGCTCTTGCTCGCGCTATGGCTTACACCAAGCAGGTTAAAGCAGCTTCAGTTTTGAACAACGGCTACAACGCTGCCTACACTGGCGGTGACGGACAAGCTTTGTTCTCTACAGCTCACCCATTAGTCAATGGCGGCACAAACGCCAACACATTCACAACTCCTTCCGATTTGAACGAGACTTCCTTAGAAGCCGCCGTTATCCAGATCGCTGCTTGGACAGACGAGCGTGGACTTTTGATCGCTGCTAAGCCTAAGAAACTCATTGTTCCCCCATCATTAATGTTCGTTGCAACTCGTCTCCTAGAGACAGAATTGCGCGTTGGTACAAACAACAACGACATTAACGCGATCAAGAACAACGGAGCTATTCCTGAAGGCTACACCGTTAACCACTTCTTGACATCAACCAACACATGGTTCCTGACAACTGACGTGCCAAACGGCTTGAAGCACTTCGAGCGTATTCCTCTCCAGAATTCCATGGATGGTGACTTTGATACGGGGAACGTGCGTTACAAATCTAGAGAGCGTTACAGCTTCGGTTGGAGCGATCCATTAGGTATCTTTAGTTCATATTAAACTACTATTTAAAACTTTTAGTTTAATTAAAGGCCCCCACAAGGGGCCTTTTTTATTTCCCGTATCAAAGGCACAATCTAACAACTTAGAAAAACATTTGCAAATCCTCGTCCATTGTGGTACACTTGAGTCTTTCATAAGGAGTCAAGTATGTTTTATGTTTATGTGTATCGTGATCCAAGAGCTACCAAACATCAACAACCGGTCTACGTAGGTAAAGGGACAGGCGACAGAGATTTGTCCCATTGGTCTAGGGGGTCTCACAATAAGCCTTTGCAAGATTTTTTATCGCATCTTCGCGGTTTAAATTTAACACCAATATGTGATCGAGTTTTTGAGACCCCGGATGAGCAAGCAGCTTTTGTTAAAGAAATTGAACTTATAAAACTTTACGGACGCAGAGACTTAAAAAAAGGTCCACTGTTTAATTTAACGGATGGTGGTGAAGGTCCGACAGGGCATGTTAGAACTGATGAACAAAAAGCCAACGATGGGCGTTTTACCAAAGAACATTGGCAAGATCCAGAATACCGCGCCAAAGTAGTAGCCGGGCAAATCAAAGCGCAAAACACTCCAGAAGCCCTTGAAACCAAGTCAGTTAACTCTAAAAAACTTTGGGCAGCCCAAGGTGACACCTTAGCTAAAAGCATCAAGGAAGCGCGTAATACAGAAGAATCTAAAGCTAAAACAAGCGCTCAAGCAAAAGCGCAGTGGGCTGACCCAGAATACGCGGCTAAACAAACCGCCAACAATAAAGAGATTGCTAACCGTGAAGAAGTCAAAGCTGCTAAGAAAGCTGCGGCTAAAGCGCTATGGGCTGACCCTGTGTGGAAAGCTAAAATGATGGAAGCAAGAAAAAAGAAAAAACTCCTTGACTCCCCCCAAAAATAGTGTATAGTCATCCCATCTGGGAATTCAAACCTTGTTGCCAGCCCGCCCAGGGGTCACGATGCAACGATTAACAAGGTAACTTTTGCATAAGGACTTTTGTCATGGCACGTACTACATTTGAAGGCCCAATCATATCGGGCGACAACCGTTTTGGCGCTTTGCGCGATATTGGTTACACAGTCTTAGAACAAGATTGCTACATTGATCTTTCCAACACTACTGTTGGTACTGCTGGTTACAGCGGCGGATCTGGTCAATTTGTTTGGGGAAACAACATCCCTAACTTGAACGGCACCGTCTACACTCCTTCTAGCACATACAGTGCTAACGGTCCAACTACTCAAACAATTCCTGCTGATGCGTCTACACAGGTGTATCGTGGCGCGGTAATGTATTTACCAATTAATAGCCAGATTCTCGACATCATTGTTGACTACCCTTTGGCAATTACTGGTGAGTCCGGCGCAACACTTTCTAACACAAGCGTGTTTGTTTCTAACGGCTATACAGCTGCAGCAGGCACACCTGCTTACGCAACAGCGGTTATTTCTTCAAGCACAGGCGTTGGAACTGCTGGTCGTTTGACAACAACATACACAGGTACTAACTTGTTGAACATGTTGGCTACTACTTCTGACATTCAGAATCCAACACTCGGTGCTAACCCATCGTTTTTGTCTCAGATAGTATTCACGTTGTCTATCACTGGTACAAGCGTTGCAGCTCCTACTGGCGGTAAGTTGAACTTTATTGTTCGCTACGCTCAGAATGACAACAACATTGGTACTTTGACAACTTACCCATACGGTAACTTTGACTAATTAATCCCCGGGGACTTCGGTCCCCGTTTCTTAATTTAAGGAGATTAATATGGCACAAAGCCCAAATGGTATTCCAAGTACCAATAACCAATTCAACTCGGTTACGCGTCAAGCAAAGTATGAGCCTTTTGACCTGCAAGTTGCACGCGGTCAAATTTATGGTCATAGTGTTTTAAACATTTATGGTTATCAAACAGCGGTAGGTACATCGTTTGTGCCTGTGTGGGAAGGTAATACCTCCTATACTTTTCCGTCATCTGCTATTCAAATGCACCTTGTCAGCTCTGTTAACACAGGTGCTGATGCAACTTCGTTGATAACCATCAACGGCTTGGATGCGAATTACAACCAAATTTCTGAGACTATCAAGTTAAACGGCACAACGGCTGTAACTACAGTAAAGTCTTATTTCCGTATCAACAGTATGTCGGTCGCTAGTGGTGCCCCTACTGGTAACATTACGCTAAAAGACACATCAGATACAACATTGTACGCAGAGATTGCAGCAGGCAACGGTCGAACTTTGATGGGCATTTACACCGTGCCCGCAGGATACACGTTCTACTTGAGCCGTATTGACATCAATACCAGCTTGAACGCTAACCCCGCAGGTTTTGCAACATATCAGAACTATCAAACAAATAGTGCAGGGGTATCTACCGTTACTATTGTGGCTCCGTTTACAAACAACTACCATACACAGCGAGTAATGCCCAGGCTTGTTTCTGAGAAAACGGACATCCAATTGCAAGCAAAAGTTAGTACCGGTACTGCGGCTTTGACAGTTTCGCAAGAAGGTTACTTGATTGCTAACGGGAATTAATCATGGCTAAATCTCCCGCATGGCAACGCAAAGAAGGTAAAAATCCAAATGGCGGCTTGAACGCCAAGGGGAGAGCTTCTGCTAAAAAGCAGGGGATGAACCTTAAAGCACCCCAACCAGAAGGCGGTCCAAGGAAAGATTCCTTTTGCGCCAGGATGGAAGGGATGAAAAAGAAACTGACTTCGCCCAAAACGGCAAAAGATCCGAATAGTCGGATTAACAAGTCTCTTAAAGCTTGGAAGTGCTGATATGACAGAACACGACATGAAAGAAATGGCTGACGGCGCTGCTATCACAACCACATTCTTTGGGATGATGGGTTGGATGGAGCCGACAGTTGTCTTTGTGACCAGCATTTGTTCTTTGATTTATTTGTTGATCCGTATTTGGGAAACTGATACAGTTCAGAAATTGGTAAAGAAAAATGCCGAGTAAGTCAAAAGCGCAACGAAACCTCATGGCAGCTGTGGCACACAATCCGCAGTTTGCCAAAAAGGTAGGTATCCCCCAATCGGTGGGTAAGGATTTTAATGCGGCAGACAAGGGTAAGAAATTTGCAAAGGGCGGCGTGCCACGTCCGGAGTTAGAAGGTGTTAACAAAGCGAAGACTGAGCACGGTGCTTTGCAATTATTTTCAAAAGGTGGAAGTATCATGGCTAAAGAGAAAAAAGGTATGACAACAGCAACTATGGGCAAAGTTCGTACTGCTGCTCCTAGTAAAGACGGTATTGCCGAGCGCGGTAAAACTAGAGCAATGATGCCTAAAATGTCTGGTAGCACAACCGGCATGAAAAAAGGCGGCATGGCTAAAATGAAAAAATAAGGAAACATCATGGAAACTAAAGTCCCATTTATGAAAGAAGGCTCACCTGACCACGCACACAACGTAGACCACGTTGAGAAAATGTACGGTGGTGATGGACACAAGCCTGCACACGAAATGTTTGGTCAACACGCTGCTGGACACAAGAAGTTCCATGAGCATGTTAAAGCCATGTGTGGTGGCGGGATGCCTAAGAAATGATGGCAAGTCGGGGTATGGGAGCGGTTGCTCCCTCCAAAATGCCTAAAGGTGTGACCAAGGCTCGTCGCGACGATACGGACTTTCAGGAGTTCAAAAAGGGCGGCAAGATCGGTCTATACGCCAACATCAATGCCAAGCGTAAGCGCGGGGCAAAGATGCGCAAACCTGGTGATCCAGGTGCTCCGACTAAACAAGACTTCATCAATTCAGCTAAAACTGCTAAAGGTAAAAAATGAGCTTAC